TCTAACTAATCTTTGGGTGTAACTAATTCTAGACATGCTATTAGATTTAGCATAAGAAATGTAAATTACCTGAGAATCATAGAGCCTTCTTTGTCTAACTGTATCACCGTAATATTGATACCACACTTGAGCCATTGACCCATCTTCTTGTTTTTCAATAATAGGAGCCAATGACAGGGGATCTAATTCTTTAAAACCAACTATTTTTTTACCAGTATCGGAATATACAATTTCAAAAGATAAAAACCCATCTATAAGAAGTTGTTTAAAATATTGCCACGCAGAAGTACCATTAGTAAATCCATGGAGCATATAAAGTTTTCTGAAATTTTCACGTAGGTCTTTAAGAACTTCTTCTTTTAAATCTAATTGGAGTGTAGAAAGATAGCAAAAGAAATTTTTATCATCATAAACAACTCCCTCGTCAGTAACAATATCCAATATCCATTCTATCTCTGCGTTTAATGCAAAGGATCTTAAAAATTCCCTTTGGAATGGTAAATCTTTATCGTAATAAGCAATATATTTTCTGTTTGAAGTATCCTGAGCAGCAAGAGAATAGATAAATTCTTCATCCTCCATACTAAATCCGCTCCTCTCTCTCATACCAGCTTCGGTCATACCGATAGCCTGTGAATTTTTAATAACCATATCTTTATACTCCATGCCAAAGGAACCTATTCCTTTAACAACTTTAAGTATTCTGGATATTGCACTATTACCTTTTTCTGGATTATCTATAAAACCTGCCATACTAATTATTTATTTTTTGGTGTATTATCTTTTCCTGCTTCCCCATTTTCAAAACTTCCCCCGTCATCCTTAGTTTTATTCTCCTCTGAATTGGGATTATTGTTTACCGGAGCCGTTGAATCATCTGCTGTATCTTCTGTAGAATCTTCTACCGGGGATGTTTCATCTGTAGCTGAAGATGTATCTGTACCTGCTGACTCAGCGGCCTTCTTTTTCCTTTCATCAGTTTTCTTTTTAAATTTTAGATTAAGGGCTTTATCTTCGTCTGTCATTGAAAGCCATCTATCTATAGCAAAATTTAACGAAAAATATGGATTTCCATCAGCATCTATTAATCCTGCTATTTTGGAAACTTGATCCTTTCTAGCAGCCAATAAGGATTTATACTGATTCTCTGCAAAATTATTATCCTTATTATAATCTAATCCTAATTGGCCCTTAATTAACCAATCTTTTTGATGCTCTGGATAATCTAAGCAAAATTGAACCCAAACAGGTTTTACCAAGATATCCTGAAATATAGAACGTAACCTAGTTACAAATTTAAAAAATCTAATTTCCTCTTGGTCTAATCCTTCTGCATTACCAGAATATGTACCAGATGTACCCTTATCATCTCTATCAAATCTTGTGTATGGTATTTTTGAATCTAGTTTAAGTTTATCCGAAAAAAATGCTAATGCCTTTACATCAGTAAATGCTGCAGCATCACCAGATCCTGTTAATGGCTTAATATCAGGAGTTCCAAGAGGTGTTTTTGGCATTAAATAATTTTTGAAGAATTGTAAATTTGGTCTACCATTGATAGAAAGTTCTCCCGAATCTGAATTCAATCTAATATCTTCTTTATAGATACTCATTAATTCCCCTAATCTCTGTTTAGCTTTTTGTGGTGATTTGGTTCCAATCGGAACTGTCATTGTTAAACGATAACAGGAATTCATTACATTCCATATTATCCTCGTATGTTCCATAATACGTAAAAGGTTAAATGATCTAATTAATCTTTCTACGTAACTAACTCTAGATGTGGTATTACCTTTTGCATATGATAGGTAAATAATTTGAGAGTCATACAATTTCCTAGTCATTTGTGGATTATCTGGATATTGTATATAAACTTCTACGAAACTGCCATCTGCTTGTTTTTCGGTAGAAGGTAAAAGAGAAGATGGATCTAATTCCTTAAAGCCTATTATATTTTTACCTTTGTCATCAAAAATGATTTCAAATGCTAAAATACCTTCAACCAAAAATCTTCTAAAATAATGCCATGCGGCAATATCCTGATTAAATCCAAACAAAGTATAAATTTCACTAAATCTATCATGTAATTTCTTTTCCTTCTCTGGTCCTATTCCCTCTATATCCGTGTTATATAATCCTGCAAAGAAATTCATTTGGTCATAAACAATACATTCGTCGCATAAGGTATCTAGAATATATTCTATTTCCGGATTCATTGAAAACTGACCTAGATATAATCTTTTTGATTTGTAGTCCTTATCAAAATACGCTACATATTGTTTGCTTGTAGTGTCTGATTTTCTCAAGGAATATAAAAAATTCTCGTCTTCAATTCCACCTTTTTGTAGAAACATCGCTTCTGTAACACCCACACCTTGTGAATTCTTTACAACCATATCTCCATAATACATACCAAAGGATCCGATTCTTTTTAATCCTTCAAGTGCCTTCTTAAAAAATGGCGTAGAGCCACCTCCTTGATCTGTAAATCCTGCCATTATTTGAATTTATTATATATTTCTTCGATATTAGTACCCTCTATAGATTTAGTATTTAAGTAAACTATATTTTGCCAATCATTCATGGGGATCTCTTTTAAATTTTGAATACATTCGAATTTGAAGCCGGTATATGCATGATTATAGTTAATACCACTGAATAATGTTTCTAAAATTTCTTCAGTAAATAACAGAGGCATCTCTGCATTGGGTGTTTTATCTTCTATCTTTTTTTGGTTAACTTTTATAGGCTTTTCGTAAATATTCATAAATCGTATTAGAAACATCAAACGATCCATGGGAGTGAGAAGCATTAAATCAACACCCCTTATTATTTTTTTATCTTGTATTGGATTATTTAATACAATAAATAGGAGGGGCCTCCTATTTATAAATCCCATCTCCGGCTTAAATTTTGAATTGTAATAGAATGTAAAAAGTTTGCCGGGGAGGATTTCATTACTTCCTTCCGATTTTTCAGATTTTGCATATTTAGCCCCATAGTTTTGGAAGGAATTTTTTGATAAATTACCTATGGAACCTGCTTCTTTTAAAGCTTCTTCGTATATTTTTTTGAAATCCATTATCCAAATACAAATGATTCATCTATAGTACCAAATTGATATCCTATTGATTCCGCAAACTTTTTTGCAGCCTCAAATTTACATCTATTAATAATCCAAACAGATAGTTTATCGTTATATGCCTTTAGTTTCTTCTCTGTTATTTTACCTGTTATTACTGGTTTACATTCTAGTGCGTATTGATTTCTTGGTTTTATTTCCAGGATCCAATCTTTTGTTGTACCATCCTTTTGTAAAACCTTTACATAATAATCAGGATGGTATCTATGCATCTTTTTATCAATAGGACTCCAATACTCTATAGATAAAGGCTCAGAGCTCCATTTTATAATATTTTGGTTTAAATCACAATATTGACAAAATCTAAACTCCCAGGAGGATCTAAAAATGATAGAATCTAAATCACCAATATATTTTACTATATTAGTAGGTTTATATTTACCATTTAAATATTTTTCGCTCGCCTTTAATTTCTTTATATCTTGTCTATTCATTTGACTAAATAATATACATCCTATACATTATAATTTTCGTTATCTTCTCTTACTATTCTTGAAAATGCGATAGTTTTAACAGATCTTAGTGAATGTATTTTTTTCCAACCCTTCTGCATTCCATTTTTAGCAATCTGTGATATGAAAGCAAATGGATTGTCCGACTTGTTAGGATTATATCTATTCCAATATTTAATTAAATCCTCCATACCAAAAGCCTGACAATCCTCTTTATCTTGTGGATCCCGATAAGGAAATGTCTTGGATAGTCCAGCTACGATCAAAGTGAACATTTTAATTGTTTCTGGTGTCAATCTTTGTTTGTCCATAGATTCTAGTAGAGCTCTTTTTAGGTCCTTGTTCTTTACGTATTCCATCTTTAGATATGAATTATTTGAATAGCCTCTTAGCGAGTACTAAAAAAGACCTTATAAAGGGCCTTCAACACTCTCTTAGAGAGCTAATTAATATAAGTTTCCAAACCTTTCTAAAAGAATAAGACCTTGCTGTTTTATAGCAAGGTCTTTAACTAAATTTTTATGAGATTACTTACTTCTTTTAATTTTACCATTTAACATTTTTAATGTTCCAGCTGATTTTCCAGGGGCTTTAGCCAAATTAGAATTTTTCAGATTATTGTGAAATGGTTTACCATTGTGTTTAGTTGATCCTGGTATTTTAGCCATGTTAGAATCCGATGCTTTCTCTATAAATTTCTTACCTGCAGGTGCACTTTTACCAGGTGCTACTGCCAGGGGAGCATTTTTTTGTTCTTTTCCTTCTGTTAATTTATTTTTGATAGATCCTGCAGATGTTCCTGATGGTTTATTAACGACTTTCTTTTTTTCACCTTTTGGTAATTCTCCTAATTTCATATTCTTTTCATTATCAATATCTTTCGCTCCTGTTTTCGCTTTAACCTTTGGTAATTTTCCCAAATTCATTGAAGATTCTTTATTAATATCTTTGGTACCGCCTTTTGCATTACCACCTGGCATTTTTGCCATATTATTATCTTCCTTACTAGTTCCTTTTACTTCTTTAGGAGCTGCTTTTCCTGCACCCCCCTTAAATCCTAAAATATTAGCCATATTAGATTTTCCCTGTATTCCAGTAGGTCCCTCTACTTTTCCGCTTGCTTCCTTGAATTTTAAAGTAGCCAAATTCATATTATTCTCATTATCAATATCTTTTGCTCCCTTTTTACCACCAGTCATCTTATCTTTACCTCCAATTTTTTCGGATGCAAATGTACCAGCTGATGTTCCAGAAGGCTTATTAACTACTTTTTCTGTATCTTTATTCAATATATCAGCAAGATTCATATTTTTTAAATTATCAATATCTGCACCCTCTACTACTGGATTAATATCTACTTTTTCTATTTCGTCAGCAACATTTATAACATCACTAAAGAAATATTCACCACTACCACCTTTTTCGGTCATGATAGTATAAGTTTTAGAATTACCATTAATCCCTATAATATGCCCCTTAACGCCATTTCTCTTAATCTTAACTTCCGTATCAATACCATAAGTGCCGGTCTCATTAATTTCAATTTTCTTAGATCCTTTCTCAAACCTTTCAATTTCTACATTAATTTCGTTCCAACGTGACTTTAATATCTCAGACTCATTAGCAAGCATTTCTTTTGCTGCTAATATTTCAGGTGCATTAGCAACCAATGGATTACTATTAATTACAGTTTCTATTTTAGCCATTTCACTTTCAACTATTTTCATGTTGTCTGCTATGGTCTTTTTATCATTATACATTATGGATTTAATTCTTGTTTCACCATCCAAAAATTCGGTTAATGATTCAGAAATATCAAAGCCAATAAATTCTTTAACTAAATTAACTGTTTGATTACCATTAGCTTCAAATAGCTCGTTTTTCTTCATACCAGGATTAACCCTTTGTACATAGATTTTTTTCCCTATTTTGAAAAGATTAGCTTCTACCCCTTCATATACCTTTGATTTAATAGATTTAGCAAAATCTAATTCTGCTAGGTCATCAGCATACTTAATCATATTCATTACTCTTTCCACTATAGGAGCAGAATTACCAAAATAGTTCCTAAATTCTATAGAAAGTGTAGTACCAAGTGATTCTAATGGCATATTTCTACCATTCAGATAAACTTTCTTTTCACCGCCTTCAAATACTACAGAAACCTTAGTTCTTGGTGCAACAAATTCTACACCACTTTCATTAATTCTTATATCTGAACCTTTTAGAGCAAGGACTGCATTTAAAAATCTTCCTGGTAATTTAGCTACTTCTTTCTTTTCCATAATTGATAAATTACCATTACCAATCTTGAGGAATCTTCCACCAACCGAATGTATAGTATAGCTTTCAAATACCATACTAGGTGCTATAATCCTTTTAACCTCACAATTAGAATTATCGGATTTGATGTTTAGCTTGTTTGAAGATTTATTTTCTAAAATGGAAATATTATTAATCAAACCCTTAATTGCTGGAGTAAATGCCCATTTTTTCATCTCGAAAAGAAGAGTTTCAGAAACCCTATTTGGTGACATTAACCATTCAACTAATGACTCAGATAGACCAGAAAAAAGTTCTCTCCCCCCGGAATTTTTAAGGTCTGCTATAGTCTTTAAAACTAAAATTTCCCTTACGTTAGCTTCATAAATCTTTGTAAGATTAGCTAATGTAGCTTTTGCATTTGTTTCCCAAGAAAAATTGGAAATATCTCTCAAAAAGCTCTCAAACAAGTAAACTTCAGGAACGCCTTTAATATTTAGGTCATTTAAGTACCTTTCTAACATTATCTTACCCTCTGGTAAATCATTCAGCGAGGTATTCCTCAATGCAAGAATAGTATTATTTAAGCCTAAAGAGTAAAAACCTTTCTTAGGTGCTACTTCAGTATTACTATTTGTCTCATTGAGAACTGCTTTTTTAATCCCGTCTACATAAGAGCCGGCATTAGTAGATTTCTGATTACCATCTATACCTCTCCAGTTTTCGTTCAAAGATTGAGCTATATCTTTAGCCTTATCCATAGCTAATTTTGAAAGTTTCTCTTCGTAATTCATTTTTTCCATTTTATGGGGGAGTTTTATTTTACTTGATCTATATATCCGTTTTATCCTGGATTTTAATGAGCATCAAATATATACCTTTTTTCCAAATTTATTCACTAATAATTCCTTGTTGCGTGTCTGTTGTATTATCTAGATCTATATTAGAGTTATCCGGAACTTTAGTTGCTATTATAATATCAAGGTCCACATAATTTGGATGCGGATTGTATATAACAATACCACCAGTAGAAAAATAGGGGCTAGTAAACTCGCTTTTTCCAGGAGATATAATTACGCCTCTTCCGCCAGTGGCTCCGGGAGTACCGGTCCAAATATGTAATTCTCCTATTGGATAAGTATTACCTAAGTATTTTAGATCGATATATTTATCAGCATATGATGTAAAAGTACTTGGGTACGTAACTTTTATTAAAAGAAAGCTAACTTCACCGAAGGAATTACCAAGACCTGCATCATCTAATAAAAAAGCACCCATGGATTTTAATCTAGTATGCTGAGTAAAGAAATCATCTATATCCATGGAAAAATTACAAAAACTCATTGAATTTATTAAAGATGAGTCCTGAGTGATTAATAATGTGCATCTATCAAAATATGTTCTTTCTATAAGACTATTTGCTATATCTGCTGCACACACTAGTGGTGGAGTTGCCATTAATTCATAACTAATATTTGTACCTCTACTTCCCCTATTGTAGGGTTGTATATTAACATTCCTCCTAAATTAAAATCAGGAGAAGTAACATTTGGGTCTATCTGAGGACTGAAATGAATAGGTGGTGCAGAGGTATTATATGGTTCTAAATCCCATCCATGCCATACAATAGTATCCTCTGTGGTACCAGTTAAAAACATAAGTGGACCACAAGCAAAAACACTACCTTTATAATTAATCGTTATATAGCGATCCTCTATTGCAACAGTTTTGTCGTAATTTACTTGAATAACTATCATTCCAACCTCCCCCTGCTCCTGTGCTACATTTCCTCCGAATAAGGTATAGGTTCCTCCTGTTGGAATGTAATAACTTTTCTTAAAGCTTCCCCCGTTTTCAGATCCAAATTGACCAAAATTACAAAGATCTAATCCATATAGTGTATTACTACCTGATATGATCTTTAGAGTACATCCTTCAAAGATTAATTTCTTTTGTTTTTGAGGATTACAATCATAACCCTGTATTAATGTAGTATCTGTTGTTAATACGTTTGGCATTATCTTAGTTTAGTTGGATTCTTCTGTGGTATATATTGAACATTTTCAATATTATCATCACCAATTTTATTTTCTAATGGCATTTCTATTATTATATCATTATTATTGGATCGTATTGTTTCTTCTGGTTCTATCTGGGTCTTTTCAAAAATTATTGGTATTTCTTCCACCTGTTTGGTGTCTTCAATCGCTATTTCAGACACAGAGTTGGGAGTTGTAGAATTATCCTCGATTGGGGCTTCTTCTTGTATTTTTTTCTCAATATCTTTATCTTCTGGTGTATATGCAACGGCAGTTCTTTTGCTGTTTGCTGAGCTTAAAAGAAAATTCAATGCTATCACTAAGGACACTGCTAATGGATCAAAAACAAGCATGAGGGCTATAATAAACCAGTTAACAACCTGATCCAGGGATTTGCCTGTTAACTTAGCAATATATTTCAAGGGACCAACTTCTTTCGCTACATCCTGATTAGTTTGAAGTGATAAAGATTGGAGATCTAAGTCCTTTAATTTCTCATTTTTTGAATTTAAGCTATCATTAAGAATCTTAACCTCATTATCCAATTGTGAGATTTCTTGATCTATCGAAATCATTTGAGCCTTAATACTTTTAATGGATATATTTTTAGAAATTAAATTATCCATTGTACCCTGCTGTTTGGTTTTAATATCACTTAATGAGTTAATCCTATTGTCTTTTAGTGCTATTTGATCCTCATATCTTTTTACATCCGATTGTATGATAATTTTTTGTTTATCAAGGGATCCGTTTTGTTTATCTATAACTTCAACCTTATTAGAAGTTTCTTGGTAAGCGGAAGAAAGAAATCCATAAATACCAGCAGAGGTAATAAGAATTAATATGCAACAAGCAATGGTTAAGTAAGTTCTCAATATTTTATTTAATGTACTCCAATATCCATATAATAGAGATGCAATTACTAATTTAGAAAATTCAAGACTTCCCGCCATTATCATAACATTTATGGATGCTCCAGCAAACATTTTACTTATTCCAAATATGGAATAATAAGCGGCAGAACCAGAAACGGAAAATGCTGCTAAAGCAACAATCCAAGGAAATATTCTACTGTTTTTCATATGCTTTATATATCCCCATTAAAAAACTCCCTAATTTCGTAGGGAGTTTTTTAATGGGGTAGGGTTAATGACAAAAATTAGCACGTTTCAATACCTTGCTGAGCAGCAACTAATTCTTTTTCAAGATCTTTAGCCTTTTGGTTATCAGCAGCAACCCTTTGAAGAGCATCTTCTATATTTTTATAAATCTGTACATAATGTGGTACAAGATCCGATCCTTTCCCTTCATATTTTGTAAGGAAATAATGAGTAGCCTCTATATGGAGATTATTAAGATAAATTGAATTATTTTTAATACCATCAGATTTAATTTTTTCTATCTTCTTCAAAACTTCAAACACCCCTAATGCTTCCTTCCCTTTCCAAGGAGCCTGGTAATTCATAAAATTTTCATAAAATTCCAGAAGAGTTACGTCCATCTTTACAAGATATTCCTTGGAGGAATTTTCTTTACGCATGTCCTCTAAAGCTTGCATAGCTTTTTTTACCCTCTCCATATCAACAGGAGATTCCTCGGGAGCATCTGATTGATAGTCCTGATCCTCATCAATCGCGTCAGTCATAGTGCCATCATTTGGTTCTATAATTTTTTTAGAATATTGCTTCTGATCAATACCATCAACTGTTACTTTTCCTTTATTTTCCATTTTAATATTTTTATTATTATATTACTGAGCTCCTGAAATGTTTCCTTGGATTTCATTCTTTTTTTGGAATTCATTAAGTAGGGATAAAAATTTTCTAAGATGCGGTTTTAATTCATTACCTTTGACTATAAATTTTTGGATTGTATCATCTTCAACATTAGAAATCCAAATTTCACCACGGGCAGGCATTATACCATATCTTTCTGCGTACATAAACATATACGCAGCTATTTGGCAAAAATATGATTCAATATCTTCTTCTACTTTAATAGTAGAGGAACTTTTAAAGTCAATAACTACATGGTCATTGTTCCAATCTTCAAAAATAAAATCGCAAGCACCTGCCCAACCTCCTTTAAACGTTGTCCATAGAAAAATTTCATTATAAACTACCCTTTTAATAGGGGCCCAAAATTCCTCATGGTAGAAATTCCAAAATAGATCTCTCCCTATCTTTACTTGTGGTGCTCTTGATGGATCCTCGTCCAAAATAGCTTTAGCCTTTAATTGTGCAGCTAATAATGAATCTTCTACGTTATTATTTTCGGAATATTGGATAAGAAATGATTCCATCATAGAATGCATTACTGTTCCTCTATAAGAGGCATTGTCCAAGAGAAGATCCCATTTTGCCGCCCCCATTTCTTTTCTTATTGGATCCCATTTTGGACCGGTCAATAATTTTAATATTGTGGTTACTGAGGGTAAAACATATTTTTTTTGCCCATTCGTTACAACATATGATCTACCCCATTTTTGTTCCGTTCTAACAATTTCTATTTTTCCTTCCATATATTTAGAATAAATGTTGTGCCCAATGATATAGGCTTGTAAATAGATGGAATTTGTGTTGTAAGAAAAATACAGAAAGCCAAAATATACTTCTACTTAAAATCCAGGACCAACTTAATTCCTGGAAATATGGTTTGTAAAGTAAAAGATATGATTCAGTCCCAGGAATTAATCTATAATCGGGTATTATTATTTCCTGTAAATTTAGACTGGTTAAATATTCATTCAGTGGCTTTGATTGTTCTATCACATATGCTATCCATGCTGCTTTTGGAACATCTGGTGATAATGTTACTTCTGGTGGCATATTATAAACAGTATAAATTCTACCAATCCAATCCATTCTTAATCCTTGCTTTGCCCACATGGGAGAAGACTGTGCTTCTTTCTTTGCTATTTTACGAAGACTGAAATAGTTTCTTATGTCTATTAAGACCTTGTGTATTTTTATCATATACTAATCATTGAATATTAATTTTATACCAGGAAACATTTCACGAACTTTCATCCTAGCCCTTCTTATTCTAGTTGCGACTGCTCTTTTTTTCATGCCATGCTTGATAGCAATATCCTGATACTTCATTTTATTTAATTCCCTATCTATGAGAATATCTTTATAGATAGCTGGTAAATCCTGTATCTTGTCTACAACATCTGTATAAAGACCGTCCATTTTCATTTCTCTCGTTTGTAGATCCCAATCCGGATCGGAGAAAGATTCTGCAATGCCAGGGGTTAATTCTATATGATCCCCTCTATATGATCCTCCTTGGCCACCTTCCCCGTTATTATCAGCAAGGTTTACATTCTCATAAACAAGAGGGGTATATCGGATTGAATTCTTTTTGATTAGGAGGGATTCATTTCTTGCTATATTGTAAGCCCATGTTGAGAAATTTCCTCTCTCCGAATCATACTGTTCTAATTTAGTCCAGATCTTTTCGAATGTTTTAGAAACTGCATCCTCTGCAATTTCTTCATCTACTAAAATACCCTTGCAATGATTTAGTAGGCCTGGTTTTAATCTATCATAAAGTTTTTTAAAGTCTCTTTCTAATGAAGATTGTAAATAATTCTCTGCTAATTCTTGAATGTTTTTTGACATATATTTCTAATGAGTTTTTTCTAATTCCAAATAATTGACCTCTATGTTAGCGAGGTTTAGAAGCTCTAATGCCTCGGTATTTCTATAAAATTCACAAAACACAACTCTTTTAATACCAGATTGTATGATCAGTTTAGCACAGTCATAACAGGGGGATAATGTAATATACATCGTACTACCATCACTAGAAAAAGTAGATTTTGCTATTTTTGCTATAGCATTACTTTCTGCATGGAGTGTTTCTGATTTTGTTACCAATTTTCCATCAATAAGAATCTCAGCATTGTTATCAAACCCTGATGGGGTTCCATTAAATCCATAACCTATTATATTTTTTTCTGAATTAACTACAAGTGCACCAACTTTAGCTCTATTACACTGGGACAATTCGCTAATATTTTTAGCTATTTTTAAAAATGTAGTATCAATTTGCTTCTTTCTTTTTTCCCGATATTGTTCATCCTGCAAAATATCCATCTGATATCATTTAATCAAATTTAATAAGTAAATTATTATCCTCTATTCCGTTAGTTACCGAATCAAATCCTCTTTCGTTATTAATTTCGCCAAATAAGGAAATTAATTTTTCATATAGAATATTTAGTTTAAATCCCCTCCATTATCCACCGGATTTAAACTAATTTTCAAATCTTCTATTAACGAATAAACCATCGATGCAGGGAACTTCCCTAGTACAGCTAATATAGTATTAATATCCTCTGTTTCTAAATCTTCTTTTCCCAAGATAGTATTAGCAGATACAGAAGGTTCTAAAAAAGTAATTAATTTTTCTTTTGCCTCTGGGGTCAATCTATATTTTGTCATTTTGTTTATTTTATTATGATATGCTAATTTAATCAAAAGTTTCAGAATAAAAAAATTTATTTTAAGAATATTTTACTCTACTGTCAATTGTTAATATAGGACCTTTTAAAACATTCAAAATTTGAAACATTATACCCTCTAGCCTTTCCAAATTTACAGGTTCTGTAGTAGGGATTGTTTTATCATTTTCCTTCTTCCCCTCTTCTTTAGTAGATAAAGAATTTGTGGCTATTTTTTCATTCATTGGTTTTTCTAAACCTTTACCAATAGTTGTTACATCTTCTATCTTTTCGTCCTTTTGTGGAGTAGGCACGGATTTAAGCTCCTTCAAGCTATGAGGTTCAGATTTTTCAATTCTTGGCATTTCTGATATTATCCCTAATACACCAGTTGATTTAGTAACGGGTGTTTCTGCCTGAATAATATTAGTACTATTAGATTTCTTTATGGGAATTATTCTACTATCAGATGGTTGAATATTTTCAACCATCGTTGGTAATGGGCTCTCACTTATTAATGCTAATCCTTTTTCTTTTTTAATTCCTAATTGACCCCCCATTTCATCCAGCGCATCATAAGTATCATTAGGGGAGGCTGAGGAAGTTACTTCCGTTTTCCTTGAATTTTCTTGAGTAAGTTCCTCCGGATTATTTTTTTTAATAACGGGCGTAAGGCCTAATTCCTGTGAAATTTCATCCATTGCATCATATTCCTTGTATGATTCTGGATTTTCTTTATTAGTATTAATAATAGTAGGATTTGTTGTATTTACATTATTGGTTAAATTAGAATTATTTATATTCGAAACATTTGCTGGACTAGTTAATCTTGTCTGGCTATTAGTAACTGAGGTATTTTGTGTAGTAGAAGGAACTACAATATTTGGTATATTTGCACGGGGGATTTCACTTAATATTGGTCCAGATAATATACCTCCTCTATTCTCAATGGGTTTTATGGATTGTACAGGGACAGATTGTATCTCGGTAAATGTTCTTGTCTCTGTTTTTATGTCTTCCTTCCTAATATTAGTTTCATTTGTTCTATCAGTTACAGATGGAAGTCCTTCTTTAGGAAATAATTTATCTATATCAGGCTGTAGATTATTAGGTTGCTTGTAATCCTCACTTCTTGGAAATCCTAATTCTTTTAAATAATTACTTATTGTTAGATTTTGAGCTTCTAATAAGTCTCTTAACTCATGACCTTCTAAATTATCTGGTAAATCCTTTTTGTCTATTTCCCCCTTTCCTAGATCACTAATATATTCATTGATACCTTTAATATTTTGCCCAACCGCAAGTCTCAATTTATTCCCAGCTTGAGAATTATCTATATCAAAAGGGCTTACAGTTATAGACAAATCAGGACCACCTAACATAGCCTTATCTAATACACCCGTTATCCTTTCAATCTCTCCACTAATATTTTTATTTACCTCGTCTATCTTTTCAATTGTATCATACTTATTTGGATTAAAAAGAAAATCTGGAGAAATTGAATTTCCTATTGCACTTTGTAGTATATTGTCATACCCTTCTTTAGAAATTTCTGGATGATTTTTTGAAAATTCATTCCTCTCTTCAGGTCTAGCAGAAGCAAAATAATCCACTCTAGCCTTTTCTGAAGAAAGATCTATATCCTTATTTTTATCCTCTGCCATTTAAAGATTTATATTATCTTATATATTTGCAGACTTACCAGCAGCCAAATTAAATACAGATACCATACCAGTCGATTCCTCAACTCTTCTTTGGTTTTCTTTATCTATTTCATCATTTATCTTATCCACAATATCTTCGTATTCATAAAAAGGTAATTTATGAAGCTCTGAGAATGAAATATTATGCGGATGCCCAGCAAGTTTTCTTCTAATTTCAGAGAAGTTCTCCAAAGATATTTGATATAGTATAAAGGGATCGAAGTCCACCTCGAAATCGAAGAGGAGCGGTGACCTCTGCACCGCATTTTGAGCAACTAAGAGCAATTTGGTTTTTAGTAGCAAAAGTTATCATCTTAGTTATCTGATCTACTATATTAAATTGTGTATAGCTCCAACCACGAGATGCTATTTCATAACTAGTGTAAAGTCCATCATCTAAATCCCTCCAATTTGGAATAATAAAAGTAGAATATCCGGCAAAAGATTCGTCATATTTTTTACCAGCATCCTTCTTGGACTTCAAGATTTTTTTAATGCCTGTTACAATTCCAATTGTTGGTATAAATAATTCGATTGGCTGTTCCCCATTTTTTGGAGTTAGCAAATAGCATCCCTTATCTGTATCATAATACTTCCTTAACTCTGCTGGTAATTTAAAACTAGTCAAAAGATTAGAGCGTAATTCTATTTCATTACCAAGAATACATTTTTCTTCCTTACATTCTTTAGTTATTGGTAGTATTAATTTATTTTCCCCTTTAGAGAATGTAATATCCCTAATAACCATAAAAATATAGAAACGATCTTCATGATAGAGGTCCTTATAATTTAATACACCGCCGCTATACCTAATTTGTGTATTCTTACTTAGTATATGATTTATTTTATCATCCACATCAATAGGATCATATTCATCAATAGTTGAATAATGACGGATTTCCCCAACCTCACATGCTCTAATTGCTATCTCTAATCCAGAGGGATATCCAAATCCTTCCGAAGGTAAATTGGTTAAGGGGAGGGGTTTCCACGGAGTTTCCATACCAAGAGGTACTTGTTCCTGGACAAAAGAAGCTTTACCTAAAGGTGAGCTCTTTGGTGGTGGAGTTGGTAAAGGAGTTGTATCCTCCGGAAGAGAAGAGGTGCTCAATTTTGGAGCATCATATTCCAATCCACTAGATTTCTCTTTCTCCTGCAATTTTTTAATTAGTTCTTCGTTGTAATTTTCCATAAATTATTATATTTCTATCTATCGTTTTAGATAAAAATATGCAAAAAATTCCGTTATTGTTCTTTATTATTTTTTCTACGGAAATAGTAATGGGTTATAAAAAAGATACCTGAGATGGTGTAAAATGTTATGTCTGCTATCCAATAAGAATGAGACTCATCCATCACAAATTTGAAGAGTGCATCATATCCAAAAGGTAGGAAGAACATTGCAAGCATTAAACTCCAAACTTCCATTTTCCTGTTTAACTTGTTTCTGTTTATCACTTTGGTCCATGCTTATAAAATATTAACCCTTTACATAAAATGTAAAGGGTGTAATTCTTACCAGAGTTACCCGGTATATATTCAAAAATTAGTTGAAAATATCATCAAACCAATCTGCTCTCAAATCCATTGTAATTTGATAAAGGGCCTGACCGCTATCATAGCTAAGTGGCATTGCAGTAATTGCTTCTACTGGGAATACGTTATGTAACTTAATTTGCCTAAATACATCACCTTCTTTGTTGAAGATATTAATAAGCATATAAGTACCATTAGCATAAGTACTCTTTATACCCATTGCACCAGTTAGCGGATTGTACACAAGGTCAGACCACTGTCTTAGTGTTTTAAATACGTAGTTAGATCCATTATCATCTAAGTTAGTTTCAAATACAAGTTTAAGTCTAATACCTGTATCCTCTACTGCTGGACCTGCATATCTCCTGAAAGAGAATTTATAGTGTTGCTCAACTGGAGTATTTGGTGTTTTATCCACAGTTAAACCTGTCATAGATAAAAGGTTTTCAACCAATAGAGTCCTACCACTATTTCCTGCAGGATTAAATACTGCTGGGGGTGGTTGCAAAATAACCTCAAACTGGTTTAAATAAACCGGTTCGTATAGTGCTACAGCTGCTTTAGCTGAATTAAAATGTGATAGTCCTGCCATTTTTTTATTTTATTTAAACCCAAATATCGTTCCACCAATCTACTGCCCATTTCATCTGAATCTTATAGATATTAGTACCAGCTCCTGTATAATTCAAATCCATAGGTTTAATCGGTTCCATCGGAAAAACATCCTGGCAAGTAATTTGTCTAAATACATTACCTGCTTTATCAAACACTTTAATTAAGATGGTACCGGTATAATCTACTTTTAAACCCATACCGCCTGTTAATGGGTTATATATTAAATCAGACCATTGCCTAAGTACTTTGAAAGCATACATGGAATTATTAGTATCCAAGTTAATTTCAAAATTGATATCTAAATTAATATAAGTATTAGTTGGTGCTGCGCCAGAGTAGTACCTTTTAGCATTTTTATACTTCTGTGTTACCTCTCCTGGGTTTTTATCTACTCCTAGACCATTAATACTAATAACCTGTTCCAACATAATATTTCCATTACTCGGATTACCTGCTGGAACTGGTATTGCTGCCGGTGGAGTTATTGTAATCTCAAACTGATTTAAGAATACTGGCTCGTACTTTAAAGTAGAAGCTTTTGATGTCGTATAGTGTGATAATCCTGCCATTTGTTATTATATATTCAATTTACTGATTATCCAATAAATTAACCAAATTGGATGAAACCACCAGAATTAATACCACCTGTTCTTGTAACGGTTACTCTATTGATGAATTTTTGTATTCCCCTTGCAGGTTCAATTATTACATCTATAATACCTATATTCTGATCTATGATTGCAGGTGTATTGTTTGAGGAGTCCATAATTGTTAGGAAGTTATAGATACCACCAACATTCATAACACCAGATAAGAAGTTATCAACTAATGTTTTAATTTCTAATCTAACGGAATCTTCATTAAAGTCAAATAAGTAATTAGAGAGTATTGTTTCAACATTATCTTCAAGAGTGATCAATAGATCTCTAACATGCAAGTTATTAAATGCGCTATTAGTTCTTTGATAGTTAGTTTGATTACCATAAATAACGATACCAACCCCTCTTTTTCTGATGATCGGATTAATTCCAAATGGTTCTAAATTGTCCCTGTCTGCTTGGCTAAAGTCATATTCCAAACCAATTACATTGGATCCAGTGATTATACCCCTTTTTTGTCCTGCAACAATTGCATATGGTTCACCAGTAATGAACTTTCTGATAAAATTATTACTTACGTGAGCTGCTGGTGGTATATTTATGTTAGTGTTGTTCTCTCTAATAGTTAAGAATGGAGAGAACGTACCAGCAAACTTAGCACCATTTGATTCATCAGGTAGTGTGAATGTAAATGATGGATTTAAAGACAGATTACCGCCATCTGCAATATAACCAGTATCTAATAATGGGGATGGATTAGTTGCAGTTGGTGCATCAGTAAAAATTGGGTCAGTAGATGCCATGAATTTTTGTATGGACGGAGCATTTATTATGGCCAAACATTTTTGCCTATTCATAGCAAGCGTAGTCAATTGATATTTTGAATTTGGCCCAATTGTTCCGTCAAATGTATCAACAACATATCTGAATGTAATAATATCGGGAGATGCAAGGGTGGTAGCAATATTGGTTGTATAAAGAACATTTAGAATGTTATTTATTTGATTATCTGTACCATCTGGTTTATGATAAGGTTTCAATACGAATCCTGGTAAATAACTGAATGTGTAGTTATTTATAAAATCCTCAATCGCTATAAATTTCTTAATCATTAAAGGTGATCCAGGGTAAAGAAGTATTGGTCTATCAGTTGTTACATAAATAGTATAAACACCAGGACTGCCAGTAGGTACTCTGTTAACACTAATAATTCTAGTAAGCCTGTTTTGGGGTAAGAAAAGATCTTGGTCTGTTGATACTAATAAATTACCAACTGCTATTCCGCTTTCTGTTGCAACAGTACTACTTAATTGTACCTGTGTAGTTGATATAGAAGACATTATAGAAATCTCTTGGCTCAAATTACCAGATAATGAGATAATAGCAATTTGGTTACCAACAACTGTATTTCCTGGGCCAGTAGCAAATGTTGTGAAAGTTGTACCAAAGTTAGGTATCACAGCAGGAGAAGATAAACCAGCATCACTAAATCCATACATTCCAATAGTTTTAAATCCATCCCTATCAACAGAAGGTACTAAACTAATATATTGCAATGATGATCCAGTCCAGTTAAGATAGATTACATCCCCATTAGAAATCACTCCTATCTGATAATTTTGGTAAATAACAGAAGATTCATATCCAATATAATTATAATTGCCAAGGCTTGGTTCTACTCTATTAAAATAATCGGATAAACCAAATTGGTATCTAGCAGAATTTATATTCGTGTCCCCATAAGGAGCAACTAATGCAGAGCCAACAGAAAATAATGGATGTGACCATGTAATTCTCAATTGAGGATTTCCCCCAACTGTAACAGTTTTTATATTCTGTACCTGAAGTTTTACCAGATCGTGGCTATTGAAAGATGCTAATGCAAGGGTATTACCAGTTAAATTACCAGCTTGTCCAAGAATATATGTTGGACCAGGAGCAGTTATAGAAGGTGTTAAAAAGGTCTGCAGAGCTGTTAATATAGCTGTTGCACCTGCTCCGGTTACATTTGTTTGTAAGTAGGGTAGTCCACCATCCAATAATGCTGGGTTATATGATGCAAAATCAGAGGTTGGTAAACCAGTTAATGAATTGTATATAAATAAACTTCCTGCTTCATTTAGGGTACTACCTGGAGATACTGCATCATAAAGGGACGTAACGTTCTGGTTATAAACCAAATCGGAAAACAATGGTGAATAATAGCTAAGAAAATCTATATTAGGATTTGATTGGGTAGGGTTACCATTAGCTAGTGCATTGATAAGGTGGTGACCTACTAGATCAATCAAACTATATGTTCCCGTTGCTAGATCATCCAATGCCTGATCATTTACGGCACAAAGAATACCAGTTTGTCCTACTTGATTGTTTACTAATACTTTAATATCCTGATTAATACCATTTAAATCCACAAAATCAGGAATAAAACATCCAGTTACAGATAATACTATATTAACACTATTTAATGCTACAAAAGAATCTAATTGGGATTTTATAAATCCCTTAGGAGTAAAATAATCCGAATATAAAGGATCTAATGAAAGTTCTGCATAATTTGTCCAATTACCACTAATTACTATTACATCCAAGAAGTAGTCAGAAATATAATCATATGGGTGAATATAAGAGGGAACATTATTAGCGCCGTAATATTCTTGTGCACTAATATCAAATCCTTTGATAGGAGAACTAGAATCTAATGATTTTTTAACAATTATACTAACAGGATTTTGGCTAAGATTAACAAAACTGAATAATTTAGTGCTATCTCCATTACTTGTATCCATAGTTGCTAACAAAGCATTAGGATCAGGAAACCAAAATCTTTGCTTGTTATAATAGGAAGAAAGTAGTTTATCCTCTTTTGCTAATAAAGTATCTACTGTTGCATAGTCGGTGGTAGGATTTTGACCATTGACTTGAGCAGTATCTACAGAAAAAGCTCTATACCTAGCAACATCAGCTCCATTCGCAACATCTGGTGTATTATTTACAGTTACAGCGTTATTAAGCCTTAATAGATTTACTGCAAAAATTGGACCTGTATTTAAGCAGGTAAAAATAGATCTATGGAAGAAAGATCCTTTTTTTTCTAAAGAACGATCTATATCACCAAAAACTGCTAATGCTGTAGCCGGATCTGGTAGATATACTGCAGTATTGAAAGGTCCAATGTTAGAGTAACCAACAACCAATCTTACTGTCTGCGGGTTCAGTATTATATTCTGAGAAGCATCAAATTCCAAGGTGTATACCCCTGAACTTTTGAATACAGAAAGATCTAATGTTATTTTTTGTGCCATTTGCCTATTTTTATTTGTATATATCCAATTTATTAGGGTCCATACTCGGATTACCCCTAACACTATATATCAATAAAATCTACTAAAAGTATTCCTTGAATATGTTCCAGGTTTCTCCTTCGTAATCTTTGGATGTTCCTCCCCCACCAGTATTAATTTCTTCCATCTTTTTATCAATGGCATCCTTGAATTTTTGTGGGATTGTATCATAAACCTCCTGAACTAACTGGTTAAAATCAGCATAATCAAATACAGAATTAGCAATAACATACGTCATAGCTATATCATCTTTACCGCTCTGGCTTGAATAATTTCCTTTGGTATTTTCACCGAAATCACTTAATTCTAAAATACCAATCTTATCTGTTGGTATTATTTTTCCACCTCTGCAATTAATTTTTAACATCTCACAGCACCTTTCTTTTGTGGCAGGAGTCATTTTTATTCCAACCTTCATTTGTTTAGAACTATCATAATGCTTAGTAAAAACAAACATTTCATCAAAAACCTTATCTCCATTTAAAAGTTTTTCTATTAATTGTTCGCCCTTAAAATCTACTTCAACTGCTATTTTTACTGTTTCTGGATTAAATACTTGAGTTGTAAGTATTTCCATAAGAGGTTTAAATTCCTCAGGTGACATAGTATTGGATCTAAACATACCAACCTGTAAAAGACAAAAGAAATCCGACTCGTCCTCATAGAATTTTTTCTCATGTATTAGATTTAATGGTAAAGGAGAAACCTTTAATATATTCGCCACTGTATAATCACCACCAACGCCAGCAGAAGTATCCACTGCTATGACAAATCTTTTTTCTTCATCTAATTCCCATAAAGAGGTTGGATCAAATAATGGATGCCATTTTAACTCATCATAATTAATAGTAGTACTCGAAAAAGCATTTAGTTCTCTATGTACAAAATTAACTTCTGTCTTCTTTAACCTCTTTAATGTGAAAGAATCTAATAAAAGTCGAGAAGAACTTAAAAATTGATTTCCATATTCTTGATTAAAGTCCTCTTCCGAACCTAGGTTAGCAATTTCTATTCTTTTCCAGTCCTCATTCCTTCCTGGTACTTGCCACCAATCCACTCGTATTGGATTAAAACTATTTTTACCAGCTAGAGCATCAGTATAGATCTCATAAAATTTATTAGTTCCATTTGGAGTTGATGTTATGATAATTCTAGATATTAAGGAAGCAGCTACGGTAGGGAATACTGATTTAAAGAAGGACCCAATAAAATTTGGATTAATATGAGCAAACTCATCCATATATAAAAAATGTACAGTAAAACCAATAGATGATGATTTGGTTGTAGTTTTTGCCATTACTCTACACCCATTATCAAATTTCATGGTCATCACATTATATACACTGATACCAGGTTTCATGAAAAATGGTAATTTTTTCATGATAGTCTTAATTTTATCCATTAACTCCGCAGATGTATCTCCAATATTTGCAAGGATCATAGCGTTTTTTTCTGAATTAAATAGTAAATACCATAAAAGAAAAATGGAGGATGTAATAGTTTTACCACTTTGTCTAGGGCTTAAAAAAATATTAAACCTATTATTTTGGTATTGTCTTAAAATTTGCTCCTGATAATCCCTCAAAACAACCTGGATAATACCATCATCTGTCATTACATGACAATAATTGTTAGCGAAATATATTACGTCACTAGCGCATTTTTCCATCTCTTTCCTTTCCCACTCAGTAAGTTCAAAGAGAATCTGTCCTTTTTTTAATTCAGGGTCATTTTCATGAAAAGGATTATCTATAGATTTAAAATCTAATCCTTCCTCGTCGGCCCTTTTCATTATATTATTAACCTTTGCGGTAGTCCAATAGTTATTTGTTTTTTCTTGTACTAATGTTTCTGTTGCCATAATAATTAGAATAAATCTTGGTCCATATCAAATCCCGGATCATCCTCTTCCTTGATATTAAATTGTTCAGGCGTTACTAAATCCTTATTTCTTGGATCTACTAATTCATTTTTTTCCCCTACAATTTCACCTTGCTTGTATTCCGATTTGTTTTTTATTGAATTCTGTATATTTTCCATAAGGGCTTTGTTCCCCCTAATTTTTACATTACCACCAGAATATATCCCAGGTATCCCTTCTTCTCCATTATCATTTAATAGAATAGCATCCCCAGTTGAATCCCTTTTCTTTTTTTCCTCGGCATGGTTTTTATATCCTTTTTCCATTTCTGCAATGTATTTCTGAAATTTTTCAGGCATGGCAAAGAGCTGTCCCTGTAATTGAGCCAATACTTCATAATTTCTGGCCATATATTGACCACCACCACCAGCATCTATCTCATCCATTAATTTAGTTATACTATGCTGTGCTGATCTGATAGCAAATGCCATAGTAGATATACTAAGAACATCTATCTTAGATTTATAAAGAGCAAAATCATCCTGTTTTATTAGGTTATCATCAAGATAGAATTTTAAAAGGGAGCCTAATAAATTCTTAGCTTCTGATTCCACCTCCACTCTAGCAGCATCAAAATTCATCATTCTAACAGGTTTAATCGGTGGTATATCTGGTGTTGATAGACCAGACAGCATTTCATCTGCTAGCAAAATATCATCCAATTGCTTCTTAATCTTAAGCTCCTGCTCTTTCGAGACTTGCTGTTTTGGTTTTCTTCTTGGCATGCTATAATTTTATTTTATGGAACGGAGGAATTTTTACTATTCTCAATTATCTATTATCAACGAATTTAGGTAATTTAAGAACAGGTTTAGCATTATCGATTATAATTCCTAATTGAGAATCTTCTACTATATTCTCATTAAGTATAGCAGATTGCTTTTCCTGAGCGATCATATGTTTAAAAACCCTTATATTTGTTAAATATAATGGGCTAGTTAATATTTTATATGAGTTGTTATCAGTATTCCAGGTAGGGTTATTAAGATCAGTCTCCAGATTAATAGGAAAATTATACGAATAAGTAGTTGATAAAAATCCTTCTTTGGTATGCAACAGTAATAAATTTGAAGTCTGTACCATAGGATTGCTAGGATTATAAGTTAACCCCCATACATTAATAGAATATTGTTTAAAAACATTAGATAGATTAAATACAAAACCATACCAATCATCTAGTGATGGTATAAAATTACTAGAAGGATTATTAATAGAATAGCCAAACGGGGAAAGTATTTCTGTCCCATTTAATAGGATTCTAAATGATCCTACCTGGAGATAATTTTGGATAATTTGAGCAGGACTTGTTGTAATGGGATCTGTACTTACCGTATTTGTTCCAGTATAAATCATTTCTATACTTATACCATTAGAATTGTTATATCCACTAATTAAAGACCTTGAATCTGCCTTTTGCATTTGCCATGAAGTAACAGTTCCGATTGGAGTACCATCATCTACAATAGTAAATTGATATCCTGTATTATCAACACTTAATATTTTATATCCTCCTGTTCTTGTACCTCCTAGGATAGAAACATAACTATTGGATGTTAATTGATGCTTTATAGGATGGGTAGAATAAGTAGCGGTCCCTGCTGCTTGTGTGACAGAAGTTATCGGAAGAACCCTCGGAGGCTTAGGTACCAATTTAGTTTGGTCTATAAAATTTCTTATTTTAAACCAACAAGTAAAGCTCATTTCATCCTCACCCGTTAATGTTGGAGAAGCATTATATCTAACTGCTTCAGACTCATTATCATAGTTTAGTGTTTCTAAATCATAATAGGAATTGAATACAATAGTCCAGTTATTGTTAAGATCATAATCAATAATAGGTAAATTAACACTTATATAGCTCCTAACAGGATCTTGCCCTCTTTTCTGAGACGAAACATAATATTGTTGGGGCTTAATATTTTTTTCTATTTGTTCCTGTGTTTCTTTACCAAAAAGAGTCTCTGCACTAACAGTGTAATCATGTAGTTCTGCCTCCATAGCTGGATCATTCCAATTAGTATCTTGCCTTTTTTCGTATTTAACTAATCTGCATTTGTAGTATATAGGATAATAATCAAAACCTCTATATAAGTAGGTTGATTCTATTGTGTATATCCTATTTGTTAAAGGAAAATATATTATATCCCTTTTTCTAGGTTGTGCACCCTTTCCAAAAAAACTTTCAAAATATCTTTTATCTATATGAGCTTCTAATATACCAGCTTCATCGAACTGTACACCAAAGCTATCATAAACTGGCTTTCCATCACCAAATTCATTTTTGTTAATTAATACCTTTAAACATTGCTCCCCTACTACATCGAATAGATTATATTCCCTTAGAATTATATCCCTACCTCTACCATTAGGTTGGACTGAATAATAATTAATAAGATGCCCAAATAAATTATTTACTGCCAAACTAAGATCCTGCTCTATATTAATACCTCTATTTACTGCATATGGATCAAAAACATTAGTACAGCTAGCATTAAATATAATAGGTTTATCATAAAGTTGATTGGAACATATTATTTTAGGCTTAGTTGCTAGATCTCTCGGATCTACAGTCTTATATGTTAAATCTGGTTCTATATCATTTAGTAGGATAGCAGGATTTATTGGGCTCCCGATTGATAATGCCGGGCTCCTACTTGGATTTGTACTATTAGTTACAGCAGTAATCCTAAATTCTAGATAGAAAGAATTATTTGGATCTAATTGGATTAGATTAAGATTATCAGGTGTCATTTCTATCCATAAAGACCAATTATCTCCATTAATACTCCAACGAAATTCGTAATATAAATAAGCATAATTTGGTATTTCGTTTGTTGTATCAGAAACGAAACCATTTATATTTGTAACATCTACAAATGGAACATCATAAGTAATTGTGCGATAATTACCTATATTAGTAAAATTTATTACTCCCCCGGATCCAGGGGACCCAATAAATGGAGAAGCTGGAGAACCAGTAGATGTTGAACTTGGCGACCCTAAATATCCAGTATAACCCATCTATAAATATATTATATAGATATATATCGGTGAAATAATAGAAGTTTATGGATATCAAAGAAATGATTAACAAATTTAGTTTTGCACAAATGACGTCTAATGCAAACGGTAAAACATCAATGAGTGGATGTATGGGCGGTTTATTATGTACTGCTAGTGCAATTGGATTTCTTTGGGGTGCGGTTTCAAAACAAAATGACCTAATCAATCAATCAGTAGCTTATGCAGTTATTGGAGCTGGTTTACTTGGCTATAGAAAATCAAGGGAACAGACAGATGGTCCTATTGCAACTATAGCAGATACAAGTACAATAGTAAAGACAGATGATACAGCAACTAAAGCTGATCCCTCAGTTGATGCTGATGCTGATGTAAAGCCATTAAACTCCTAAGTAATTTGTATTTGACCTGGATCCGGGGGAGTAGTAGGTCCATAATTCACATTAATTTCTGTTTGTGTAGGACCTATTCCTTCTATAATTTGAGATCCGTCAGAATTAGTTATAGTATCACCTATTGTTGTTCTCAATTTAATTCCAGCCTGCATTAAATTTCCTCTGAATCTTTCGGACGTTAAATCTAATTGTGGTAAATAAGTTTCGACTACAATAGGGAAAGAGATATTAACACTTTGTCTGTCCGTTCCATATGAATAGTTAAATAATTTAGGTCTTTCACCAACATTAGTAGGCATTGTTCCTTGGCATGGTATCCTCATTCCATTATATTCAAAGAAATAGATAAAATTTTTAAATAAAACCTCTATAACTCTAGCTTGTATTTTAAAGGCCTCTATTTCGGTATCGACCCTAATTCTAACAGTAAAAGTTTGACTAAGGGGAATAGGTGCTAAATATGACGAATATGCCTGCATTTCAACATTACCATTATTGTCTGGATTTGGTACCTCTTTTACATATGTTGCTCTAACATATTTATTAGTAGAAGAGCTAGTTACTATTTGGCAATCCCCAACCTCTATCATCCCTCTAGGTATTACATCATAATTACCTTCTGCAAATACAGGATTTCCGTCACAATCCCCATAATCTAAAAAATTATCCTGCAAAAAAGGCTCATCCCCTGTTAATGTAGGTAAAAAAGGAATAAATATTTCAGAGATAGTATTATCCTTATTAACTTGGTGATAAGTTATCGTATTATTTAATTCAGAAATAAGTCCTATTAAAAGTCCTCTGAAAAAAACTTCATCATGGTTAAACTTTTTTAAAAAATCCATTTTACTTTACATATTATTATTTGGAAACCTAATCATGGATCCTACATACTTTGGTTCCCTGTGATTTATTCCATTTTTTATAAATCCAAATCTTTTATAGAAATTTTCCAATCTAGGAAGATTAGATCCAAATTTATCAGTAGGGGAAAGTGTTATTATTAGATTTAAACTATCTGCCCATTTAATAAATTCATTCATAAATTCACTAGCTATGCCTCTTCCCCTTAGTTCTAAAGGTATAGATATATTTGTTAAATAAACGGAATCGTAATACCGGGGGGCAATTTCAATATTACAACCCATTTTAGCATATTTTTCCCTTAGCTGATTAATACCAGACATCATTACTTTCCTGCTCTCATATAATTTATAACTATATAGATATCTCATTTTACATATTTTCTGTTCTACTTGCTGATACTGGTATAATTGTTTGAGCTACGTCAGTATATAAGAATTGTAAAGGCTGCTTATTCTGGTTCGTATACGTCGGATGCGAAATAGTCCCGATCAGAAACATTTGGTTCGTGATCGGGACTATTTCTTGGGTATAACTATTAGTTAAAATTGTTGTCCCCCTAGCCTGTGTAACGGGATTAGTAAATACAAACATTGTATATTCCTGCAATGGTAATAAGGATTGGATGTTTGCAGAATTGCTTCTTACCAAAAAATAAGTATATGTGGGTAATTGGTTTCTAGAGGTTACCAAATTAACATTTATAGCCATAAGCTATATATATTAATCTACTAAACCTTATCTATTTCCATCTCAGAAAAGTTATTTCTTAATGCTAAACTTATATTATAATCAAAAAGCTCTGATGGCATAGGTGAGTGGTTGATTACAAATACATTTAATCCCAAATCATCACAAATTTTTCTAAGGGTTCCTAATATTGTGTAAATTCCATCTGCATCTATAGAGCTAAATATTTCATCTAAAAACAATAAATTCATAGAACTAAATCTAATTTTCATTAATTTTAAAACCGAGAGAAGAACTACGAAATCTACTTTTTTCATTTGTCCAGTACTTAATGTTGATATTGCTATCTCCTGCCCTAAATGGAATATAGAGGCATCAAAATTGTCGTCAAATGTAACATCATAGGGTAAATGAAGGCCGTGCATTAATTCGAAGATATTAGCATTTAAAGCAGGGAGTATTGATTTAATAGCCAATTGCTTTACCCCCTTATCCCCGAGGATTTCTTCTAATTTTTTTAGCCAAACTGATTTTTTTTCTTGTGATACTCTTTGTTCCGAATGTTGTTGTAAATCAGTACGAAGATTTTCAACAATTCTTTCTAATGAATTAGCTTCCTCATTACCTTTTCTGGTAGATAATTTTTTAATCTCTGCCTCCAGATTGCTTATTTGAAAACTTATTTTACCCCCCTTTTCATTCAACTTCGCTTTTTCCGTAGAAATAGAAATTTCACTATCTTTGGATTGTTTATAGAGAAAATTATATTCTTTAATCTGATCCTCTAATTGACCCCTTTGTACTTCCAATGTATGTCTCAGATCCTGATGAAAAGTAGTTTGAAGATCTGATTGGCATTCCGGGCATTTATCATTAGCATAAAGTCTTAATTTTTCATTTATACCTCTCAAAGAAACATTTCCCTCATTTAAAAGATCCATTATTTTCCTAGATTCTTCTCTTATTTCATTCTCCTTAGCTAAAAATTCAGCTACCCTCTTTTTATGAAGCTCATATAAGGATTTAAAATCTGCCAAAGATTTTTGATACTCACCTATTTGTCCTTTGGAATCCTCCTTCAGTTTCTCCATTAGATTCTCCAATTCATATAAACTAGAATTAATTGACCTAGAAACAGTAGAAATATCTGCATCCAATCTTATTAAGTTCTCTTTAATGTTTTTTGCTTCCTCCTTTAATAGGTCCCTCATCATATTAATGATATAGAAACCAAAAATTTTATCGATGATAGCTTTTTTGTCTTTTGGAATCATTTTAAGAAAACTCTTAAAATCATTTATGGAAAGTGACATTGTATTACTGAATACATAGCTTGGCATTTGCAATATTGTATCCGTTAGATATTCTTGAATGGATCTAGCTCCTGCCTTATCATATAATGTTCGATCTATATAAAGATTGAATATTGAAGGCTCCAAGCCTCTTTCAACCTGATATTCTATTCCATTTACTTCAAAAGTTACTCTTACCCAGGTATTCCCATTTACCCTATTTGGTATATCCTTTAAATTTTTTCCATCTAACTTACCATACAAAGCAAATGTTATAACATCTGAGATAGTACTTTTTCCTGCGCCATTTTCACCAACAACCAAATATAGATTAGCACGGTCCTTGTCAAAATCTATGCTATGGATTTTATTTCCATAGGAAGCAAAATTTCTCCATTCAACTCTATTTAATTTCATCCTGCTCCTCCTGTTTTTTAGTTACCCTTGTGTATAAAGATTTTAGAGTCTTTTTTATTCTTTCTTTTTCGGTTTTATTTTCTTCCAGCCCTTCTACATATTGATCCATTATATCGACAATAGAAAAATTCTTACCATCTACACGATAAAGTATGTTCTCATTGTCGGTTTCTTGTTCTCCTTTTTTGGATTCAGTGACATATTTTATATCCCTCTGTGTTTTAATCATCTGGGTTATAACATCCAGCTGGGGCTGGGATATTTTTGATTGGATCATTACATCCACAAAATTATTCCTAAATCTGTCTTCGAGTTCAATTGGTGTTTTATTAAATACTTCTACCAAAGGAACCCTTATAAATTTAGGAGAAAAGTCATTCTTATAGTAAGTCTCCTCCCCTGTTTCCAAATCTAAAACTAAAAAATGTTTAGTGTTGTCTGCATCGGCTCTGGTTAATTCATAAGGGGAACCTAACATACGGACTTTCCCATAGTTCTGGGCATAATGTATATGACCTGAATAAACTCTTTCAAAGTTATCTAATTTCTTATAACTAATACCATGCGGGACATTAGCATATTTATTGTGCTTCATACCACTAATATCAGTATGGCAAAAAAGATAATCATGCTTGGGAATTTTATTTAAAAGTTCTCCCTCTACATCATGATCCTTTCTCCATGGCATCATAAAAATAGTTTTGTTTCCCATTTTGAGGGAAATAGGCTCAATATAAATATTAGTATTTGGTATCCATTTCAAAAAATTAATAGAATTTATTTGTGTATCATTTTTTCCAAAGCAGTCATGATTTCCTGCAATTATAAAAATACCATCCACAAATATATTGGACAATTCTTCAAATACTCTTATACCTAAATTTAATACTTTCAAATTTAAGCTTTGTCTCGAATCAAAAACATCACCAAGATGTACCAATAAATCTCCAGGTCTCCATAAGGATTTTACTTTTGGAATATACCAATTGAAAAAATAGTCAGATTGGATCTCTATCCATAATTCGGAATTATTTCGTATTCCTAGATGAGTATCAGTGATAAAAAAAATTCTTTTCCCGTTAATCTCTTTCATATTTAAAAATGTATCCCTTAGTTTTTGGTCTTTTTCCTCTACAAACTATAACTATTTTACTTTCACTACAACCAGTTTTTTCGCTTGCCTCTTTAATAGAATTAAATTTTTCTATTAAATTTCCTTCTAAATCATATTGATTCACCTTTACTGGAAAATTTCCCTTATGAGACCGATTTTTTAAATATTCAGTATCGATTTTTTTATCATAATAATCTGAGGTTTTATATTTCCACACATATCCTAGTGTTGTATCCCGAAGGCCTTGACAGCAATAGCTAATATTACTTTTTCCGGATTCTAATAAATGTTCTAATTCTGCTTCCTTAATAGAAAAATATTCTTTAATAAAATTACCATCCAAATCATACTTTATTATTGGAATAAATAATTCAGGAAATACCTTACCTTTATTTATATCTCTTAATAAAGACTTTGTTTTATTTGACATAATGAATCCAGAATGACCTTCTCCCCCATCTGTTAAATTTACAAGGGGACCTTTTTTTAGATCTTTCCTCCCTATTATATTTATTAATTTCTTTTCGAGTTCGAAAGCTTCCTCCTCCGTCAAATTTTCTTGGAATTTCATGGAAGTAACTGTTAAATTTTCTCTATGGATTTTTTCAATAATATTACCCTTGTATCTATTACATGAATTAGTTTCCTTTTTACTTCCATTTAATCTATCATTTTTACCCTTTCCTACATAAAAAGGCTCCATATTAAATATTAGATCTTGGTAAATAAATTTACCCGTCTTGTAAGTCTTGAATAAAATATACGTATAATAATCTTTGGAAATCATGATATTTAGTTTTCTTATATATCATGATTTCCAAAGATTCCTAGAAAATTTTCTTTATCCGTTTTTTGCTTAAAATTCCAAATTTTTTGTCCATTTCCGAAACAATATCTTCCCTGTACTTCATGTGGATAAGTTCGTATGCTTTTAGATAGTTTACGTTCATAAAATCGCAAACAGAAACGAACTTTTCCACCATGGTGAAATCTGTATCTGTAGTAGCTTCAAACATTTCCTGGAAGATAAAAGGTATTAGATCCTTTGGAATTTTTTTATTTGGGCCCAAAGCACACCATCTCGATTGATGGAACACTTGATAGATCTTCTCATTTAATGCAGAGGCATGCCGATACTCTTCATCATTATAATCAACAGAGGATTTTAATGAACGATAATCCTGATAAAAATCATCCATGTAGCTTTCATCAAATTCACTATCTTTCTCCTTTGCTACATTCTCTTCTGGAACTTCATCCTCTTCAATTAGTTTTTTTTGTTTCTTAGGTTTCATTCTATTCATTTATTATTTGGGAATTCGGGTCTTCCGAGATTCTCATATGGCTATAGTCAACAATGAATTTTCTATAAGCATTCTTATAACCTTCATCACGATTTGCTATTACCTTTAATTTATATTCATTATTAGTATACATTACGGGATCTTGTATAATACCAAACATACCATCTACAGTCGCTATTAAGCCAGAAGATTCAGAAGCTGAATTCATGCTTAGATCCGTACTATCAAATTCACTTTGTTTAGTTTGTGTTGCAGTTACGATAGCCCAATGATTTCTTTGTCCCATCGCTCTTAGATCCTCTGCTATTTGTTTAATCTTCATATAGGTATTTTCAGTATTAGGATTTCTATAATTTTTCATAATATTGATATAGTCAATAATTACAATCTTAAATTTAATGCCCTTTACCTCTTCAACCTTCCGAAGCCATTTTTCAATATCTAATACTGATGCTTGACTTGTTCCAAATTCTTTAATGTATAATTGGCCGGGTGTTGACATATTATCAAAAGCCAGATTCCTCATTTTTTTCTTTAAAAATTCAGGATCGTCTGCTGCTTTATTATATTCCCCTATTTTAATATCTAATAAATTAGAACCTATCCTTTTTAGGTATTTTCTATCACTAAGTTCCAATGTTATTACAGCAACATTATTAGAGGCCTTAATTGCCTGTGCTGCTATATTACCAAGCCATAAAGTATTATGAGAAAGTATACCGGATGTCCAATATCGATGATTATCATCATCGACCTCAAGGTCATACATATTTAAATATTCATCTGTTTCATGGATTTCCTCTATCTCTTCGGGACCTCTATCTGTTAATATAAAGTCCCCTACTTTAAGTTCTTTAGTATAAATTTCCGAAATACTATCATTTTGGAAATTATATTTAAATACTATATGTTCATCAGCACAATCAAGGGAATGATTTTCAGTTGAAATTTTCCATGTTTTATATGGAATCGTTTTTCCTATCCTATTAATAGAATGCCATCCAGTATCGGTCATAACATCCCAGTCATTCACATCGATAACATCAATAAATTTTTTATCCTTTTGTTCTATCATAACCTAAAAATTTTAGACATTTACTAATTGTTTGTTCCATATTATTTTTATAATCTTTTTCAAATATCCTTAATATTTGAAACCCGCTATTTTTAAGAAGTATATCCCTCTTCTCTTCTCTTAATTTATTTATTGGCTTATTTCTTTTATTATAATCATGCCAATAATCTCCATCAAATTCTATTATTCTATTTTTACTTAATATAATAAAATCAGGCTTTAATACGAATTCATTACACCTTAATGTATATTCGTTATTTTTTTCCATGCCTTTCGTTGCAAAATAGGTATTATTCTGGTCATTAATATCTAATAATGGATACAAACGCCAAAACAATTCTTGTGAAATTTTAGAATAATTACTCTTCCTATAATTTTTAGACCACGTATATTGTCTTTCTGTCCATCTTTTAATACCTTCCACCTCTCCATATTTTTCTATACAAATATCTTTGGAAAAGGTCTTTTGTTTTTGGGATACTATATTAATAGACTCTTCTTCAGTAAATCCTTTATTAATCCAATAATCCTTAGAAACCCATGATTTACCTTTCATATAATCAGGATCTTCTTTTAATTTACTTTGGAATTTCTCCCTGTTTTTTTTAGATTCATTTAGGGCTAATTCAATAGATTCATCCTCTGTATAGCCCTTATTAGCCCAAAATTCTTTACAATATTTGGAATTTTTTTTATCGAAATCAGGATCATTTATTCTTTTCTTTTTAAATCCTTCCTCTGTATTTTTTTTCTTGTCAATTTTATCCTGAATTGACCATTTTTCATATTCATCCTCTGTATAGCCTTTAATTTTTATTTTATATTCTTTACTAAAAGGGGATTGACTCTTTTTAACACATATTATATTTGAACAATTATTTAAATAACCCATAGTAAATCCTTTAAATATAGCCTGTTTTCCACAAAACTTGCAATCACCAGAAATATTAGTAATATACATTTTATAGTATTTCTCCTTATCCACTTCAGAATGTTTAGAAGTTATATGAAGTTGAAGTTTTCCATAAGTTTCAAAATTTCTATCACAAATTTTACAGTTTATCATTTTTTATAAGATTATATAATTCACTTATTTCTATATTATATATCTCATGTGTTTTCTTGTTCCGAACTTGGGTCGTCCCAAGAAAACACTTACCTACTTTAGGTTGTCCTAAAAATACATAAAGTCCCTTAGCACCAAAACCTCCTCCTAATGCAAGATCTATAAAATCATACCCGGAAGAAAATGTGCTATTTTTTGATTGTTTGTGGTTTTCTGGATCTGTAAAATCAAGTCCTAAGTTAAATGAAAAATCAAGATTGTTTCGGTCTACGATGATACTCTTAAAAGTATTTACAACATCCTTAATATTTTCAACATTAACAGGGGTAGATTTAATGTAAGTTATAGAATCTAATGCACTTTGTTCCAAATTTTTCCATTCAATCCAAGCCTCTGTATTTTCTTTTAACCAAATTGGATCATAGTCTGACAAATTATAAGCAAATAATGCTTCTACCTGTGATTCTGGTATTTTTTCCTGTAGCCCCAACATTTTAACAACCTCCTTTACTTGATTGGGAGTGGGAATTTCAGAATATTTTTTCCAAAAAGACTTAACAATTTTAAATGCTTCTTGATGCCTTTTGTCCTTAAAAAATGTCGCTTTGGCCGACTCGATATAAACCGGATCCGAAACGATACTACAAAACCATACAGGTTCTACATGTTCGTTGTTCATAATTAATAATGGGGATTATCTTTAATCTTATACTTTATTATACCCCCTGGTTTTCCTTTTTGTTTCACGAAATAATTGGATTCAATCAAAGCTTTAACAATTTCTCCGTGTTTAGTATTTTTCCAATCATTAGAAAGGAACGAATTGAAAGTATGCTCTGAAAATTCTCCATCTGGCCTTCCATCTTTAATAAGATATGTATTTAACTCGAATATTACATCCTCCTCACACGGATAATCTGGAAGTTCTTTCCAGATACCCATATGATATTTCATCTTTACCTTATTCTTTTCCATTAAATTATTTTAATCGTTTTCTATTTCTACTTCTTCTCCATCTAGCATCATTACTTTATCACTATCAACATAATCAGGGAACCTAAATTCTTTCTGTATCACATTAGCATCCAAATTTCTTAATACCTCTTCGGTAAATACAGAGCTATTAAATAGTAATCCCCCATTTGTTAATGATTTACCTAAATGTTTAACACACCATCTTCCTGTTTCACTAGGATTAAAAACAAGACGTTCTACTGTGGTTTTTAAAACTTCCCCTGTTTCTTTATCAACCTCATTATTTATAAACTCAAAAGGGCTTCCAGTAGAAACTCCCAATTTAGCATATTCTTTCTCAGTGAGAATTTTTCCTCTTTCTATCCCACATGCATTCCAATTACAATATTCTTCTAGCCCCACGTATGGATTTATACCAGACGCAAAGCCGATGTGCATACTTACTATTTTTGGTATAGTTTTTCTCGTTTTCATCGGTTTTGATGTAATGATAACACCAGTTTTGGTTTTTTTATCATTTTCTTCGGTCTGGAATTTTTTGGATATCATCAAAACTGTAGACATGGAAAAGATTGGGCCTAAACCTCCAGCACTTTCTTTTGTTGGTCCAGTATAACTTCCTATACCCCCAGTAGTAGTATGATTTGTTACAACCAATGGTATTTTATTACCGGCAAGATCTAATGTAATTAACCTAAACATAGCTCTCATTTGTTTAGCTTTTAATCCCATATCACTAGCATCCTTACCTGACATTGCATCATTTATTTCCTTCTCTGTTGTAAGCATTCCAAGAGAATCCAGGAACATCATTATTTTTGGGTTTTCTCCCTTCTTCCTAGCAGCTGAAATTAAATCTATTACTTGAACGGTAAATCTTTTAAAATCATTAACAGTTTTAATAGGTTGATACCTAATCCTTTTTGTATCGCATCCTAATTTTTCTGCAGTAGATTTATCTATAGCTCCTTCTGTTTCGCAATAGATAATATCATACCCCATTTTTTGTGCTTCTCTAGCTATATTTAAACATAAATATGTTTTGCCTGTTTCGGGGTCTCCAACTAAACCGGTTGATCTATTATTAGGAACACCACCAAATAATGATCCACTTATCTGCGCGTTCATGATATATGAACCAGTCCCGATATACTCGTCAGTCTCGGAAAATGTATTAGTTTCCAAGATTGATCCCATTTCGAATCCATCTATTTTTGATAATGCTTTGTCTAAATCCAAAAATGAAAATCCTTTGCTTTCTTTCTTAATTGTTGCCATAATTTGTTTTTATATTAACTTTTATTACAGATTATAGCAAAAAAAGAGATTAAATTTCCGAATAGTTAAAATCTTTTCACACAAAAAAATCGAGCCAAAAGGCTCGATTTTATATCAAATCAACAAGTTTATTTATTACATCTCCGATACTGACGGAGAATTTGGGGGTGTGCGCTTACACAAAAGAAAAGTATTAATTGGCCTTTTCCAATCAGAATTTGGAGATTGCCAATTTGGATGGGGTTCTGGAATAATACCCAATAAGGAACAAATAAATAGGGGGTCATCAGTTTTTAATTCCATCAGATTTCTTTTTTCGTCATACTTATAAGTGATATCTAATTTATCTAGTATTCCTATATAAGTATTTGCAATTGATTTATCCAATAATGGATAAGACCCAAAATATAATAGTAAACTCATATACTATTCTTCTATTAAAGCATTTGCACCTTCTCTTTTTCCAACAGGATGCCTACAAAGTTTATTTGCAACTCTGATTGCTATTAGCATCTCTGGTTTACATGCATGTGAATAGCCCATTCCCTCAACCCAACCAGTAGCTTCCTTTAATACTATATTAGATCTATGTTTTGGACTCTTATTATAATCCAAATCAATCCGAAAAATATTTATTTCCCCTTCTGTTTGTAGATAGTATGCAACATCTATTGATCTTTCAACTTCACCCCACAATTTATCCCGAAGACTAGTTATAATTTTCATATCATCCTTATAATAAATAACATGGGCCCCATTATTTCCATATCTAAAAACTACAGCAGTCGCATAAACAGTTTTTTTAGCTACATTTTGACTATCGCAACCAATATATATTTTACAATCCGGATGTTCAGATATTATCTGTTTAGTATATTTAATTAAATCCACCCTTTTTCCATCAGAAGCCCTTTTAAAAATCCTGGTTGCCATCTTATTTCCTTTATTCGTTTTTCTTCTCCTTCATAAAATATGATCCATCTACATAATAATCCATACCATCCTTCTCCATAAGAAGTATTTTATCACTTATTTGTCCTGCTAGAGTAAATTCCCCTTCTGGTAATGTGTATTTCTTACCTAAGTCTTCCTTTTTAAATCCAAATCTAGAAATGAATTTTTCAGTTCCCCGATAAAAATAATTCTGATAAGTTTCCTTCAATGATTTAGATACCTCTTTAACTCTTCTGATTGATGCTGGTCCGGTTGTCATTTTCAATTAATTTACTAATAGTTAATGTATAAAAAAGACCTCGTAAAATCCGAGGTCTATAAGTAACTTTTTGTAGTTATTATCTTATTTACCTTCGTTATAACGATCTCTAAGTTTTAGCAAAGTTGCGCATTTGTTATATCCATCAACAGTGTCCAATTCAGAGAAAAATTGAATGCACGCATTCAAATATTCAATAGGATTTGCACTTCTGAAACTAATCGGATTACTTAATATCTCAATTCCGCCTTCAACGATCGTTTCATATATTTCGTTATTGATCTTAATCTCGTCTTGTGTTACTTCTGTCGTCATGATTAATTAAATTTGAATAACAAAAGTAATGAAAAGTTTTTGAATAAAAAAATTTATTTAGCTATTTTTTATGATTTTAACACCAAATAAAAAGAGGAAGTTTTTACTCTTCCTCTTTTCCATGGTTGGGTTTGAATATTAGTTAACTAAGATCTTCACCGCAAGATGGGCAGAATTTCCAGGAGGTTTTCTTTATTCTGGTTCTGCAGCCTGGACAGTAGCTTCTAATCTCTGAAACATCTGCTGGCTTTTGTGATTCTGGGAGTACCTTCATCGAAATCGTTTGAGCTGCATAGGTATTAAAATCGCCATATACAGTTTCAAAGGTTTGGCTCGACGCTGTTCCCCCAGCTATTCGTCCAGTTTCTATTGATAGGGTAGACTCCTCATTTAAACTGGACATTAGGTTATCACTCATCATAGGGTTACTGTAAAAACAGTTACTTGTTGTACCACCAACACTTGAGGTAAAACTCGATGCTGAGGTGCCCCCACCAGATAAATTACTACTGGTTAAAGTACTTCCGGCATTAAAAGGACTTCCACCCAATGTTGTTCCCGTACCACCATAATAATTAGGGTATCCCCAATATCCACCAGTATAGCCAGGATAATTGTTAATAGTATAAGTATTAACAGGCCAAGTTAAAGGCTGGAATGGAGTTTTTATTCTCTCGTGGTAAAATTCAACAGAAATGTCACCATTCTTAACAACTGCATCCTTTGCTTCCTTAGAATCCTCAACTTCATAGGTCTTGTATACAAATTTTTCGCTCGTATCAATATACCTTTCCAGGAATACCCTCTGTCCTGGCATAAGCACAATACCAGAAGAAGAAATCGGAGTACCATTTACTTTAATTCTTGCCAAAACTTGGGTAGTGTGGGGATTAAATAATTCAATCTCAAATTCCTCGCCATCCTTGAGGAAATATTTTAATGGCTGGACGGATGCAGAAGATCCATAAGATTTGATCCTGTTTTTCTTTCGTGTAATAGTAGCGGTGCACAGGGTAGCAGCGCTTACACTTGATTTGTAAGTCATGTTGATAACTTATATTAATAGTAACTTCCATCGTATCTCTTTCAAAATACTCAAAGGCTGGTTGACCCGGAAGTAACTTAGGCTAAGTCACCTAAATTTAATATTATATATCGTTATGCTGATTTTGTTTCAGGTTTTGCCGCTGATTTGTCGCCTTTATCATCCGCTATTCCTGGGTTACTAGAAAGTATATTACCAACAAGACCACCTAATTCATCTACCATATTTTGGAAGAAGTCTTTATTAGCACCAGATTTAGCACCGAAGAAACCTTCTTGGTCAAAGTTACTAATAGAGTTCTTCATTGCAACTGGATCATTTACAAGCCTATCACAATAATCGTAATAAGCCTTTTTGGTAGTTCCTCCTATTTTGGCAAATAGTGGTTTATTTTGGTCTACCGCATTTTGAGGAAATTGAAAATCGTCTCCTTCTTTTACAATTTTTGGAAAGAATGTAATACCAAAAAAATCACCAGGTCTATTAAAACTTGTAATACCAACCTCTTTCATACATTCTTTATAATAAGCATATACAACATCCAATTGTTGGGTAGCACTCATTTTTTTAAGATCCTCTGTTGTCATTGGTTGTTTAGTATCAGGATTAAGATATCCTGAAATAGTCTTTGGCATAAATTGTATTAATCCCGTTGCTCCTCCATTAGGATTAACTGCGTCTGGTTTAAAGCCACTTTCTCCTGCTATATTAATCATCATCCACTCCGGCTTACAATTTAACTCTTTACAAATATATGTTAATTTTTTAAGAAAATCCTCTTTTGCATCCTTAACATCACCATTAAATGGTAAATTTGGGACTGTTTCGTTTGAATATTGCTCAGGCTCAATTTGTTCAACCTCAACTGATTCTATTATTAGCCTATATTTTTTAAAGTCGTGGATATATTTCATAATTTTATATATCCATAATATTACCTCTTTAATAGAGGTTTTTCATGAGCAAATGCATGAAGGGAAGTAATATGCATAGTTAGAAGTCCTGGATTAACATCATTCCATTCATCAGGATCCAAGGATCTTAATTTTTCTAACATCCACAAAACTTTACGGCATGCTAAATAAATGTCATCCCTAAAATGACGGAAGAAATCACAGGATCTTATATAATAAACTATATGTAAATTATTACCCCTCCTTATAAAGTGATATCCTATTGTACAAGGTACTCTACCTCCAAAAACTACTCCCGTATCCTCAGGAAACCAGATAGGTAGAAATGCCTGTCTTGTAAAGGGCTCTTTATATATAAGATTCACAACATCTTGAAGATCTCCATAATTATATCGAATGCCCCTATTAGGGTTAACCCATTGATCAATAGTTTTCATATCGGCTTTTGCCTCTACTGTACCCATACCTGCAAATCTGGGCCACATTCTCTCAGGATAAGTATGGGAGAATTTTTCATTACCCCCGAACTCTGCATTGTTCTTTTGTGCAAAAGGCCACCATTCGTGGGATGGTGGTGGATTATAGGGAATACCACTAACTCTTTCTAAAAAATGATCGTCTGCCCACGGTAGATTAGGATCAATTTGTTTTTTAAGTTCTTCTATATCTGGGTCTATTGCACAAGAAAAAGAATGTAATAGAATTTCTATCATTTTAAATCTATCATCATCCTTAATTTCTTTACCCTGCCATTTTTCAGTATGAACCTCATAAGAATAATCATACATTGTTTTCTTAGTCCAATCGATAACATCATTAAATTTCCAGAACTTCTTCATAATATCACTTTGATATTTTATGAAAAACCGGAGAAATTATTTCAAACTATTCAGAATTTTTTTATTATATTTGCATTACTAAAATAAATTTAACGCTTTATGTTTACTCAAGATTGTAACTTCATATTCGTTCCTGTTGATAAAGATTTCAACTCATTGATCGATAATTTAGAAACTTCTGATACTTCATTCCCATCAGAATTGGATCTAAAAGGAGTAGCAGGCTTTTTATTAATACCTGCTTTTTTGGACACAAAAGAAATACTTTTTAGCCCATGGATGAAGAATCATGAATTTCCTGACATCAAAGGGTATTTTCTTGTAACAGCAAGGCCTGAGAATGATGGCATTATAATGATGAATTGGGACCCTACAAAAAAGCAGGAAGTTCCTAAAGGGGTAAATGTAATAGGAACTGTTGAGTTTAAGAAAACTGCTACTGTTCCAGGATTTCAACAGAATTACGTCATCTATATGAAAACTGGGACTGCATACATCTTTGAAAAATTACTTAAAATACACGATTGGGGAAGTGAGTATGTTAGTGAAGTACTTTCCAATAGTGTTAGAAAAATAGCTAATGCATACCCTGCTAATAAAACAATCTCTATTAAGCTCTGGGAGGGATTAAGTATAATGTCCCAATTCTTAAAAGAAATTTTTGCGGCTTCGTCATCTACTATTGGTTTTGAAATATCAGGGGATACAAAAATAGCATTAGAAAAGGAAGTATTTGAGATAGTCTCAGATACTTTCTATGACGAGCCCACTTATTTTGCTACACTTACTTTTGATGCTGGTATTATTGAAATGGTAAAAAATAAAGCTCAAAAAGAAGGCCAAATAGAATTATTTGATTACCTCTCAAAATTATAGGATGTTATCTTAAATTTCTGTCTTAATATAATAAACTTGGTGTTTATTTTGGTTGATTTTAAGCATGAATTTTAACAGCTAAATTAATCTTTAATGATAATCTTTAATAAAGAAAAAATGGTGCCTTAATAAGCACCATTTTCATTTCAATTATCTTAGAATTTTGTAACATGAGCTATAAATTCCTTTATCATTAAATCTCCGGATTTCATTAATTCCTTTCCCGTTACCATATATCCTCCAGAGGGATCGTTTATGAGTTCAATCGATATTTTTTCAATTGTTAATGCACCCTTTTCTAATTCTTCCTCTATTTTTATTTTATCCCAATCCAGCTTTAATATTATATCCTGATTAAGATTTTCAAAATCTTCATTCTCTATTTCCTCTCCATAATATTCTACGCCAAGTTGGATTTCACTAGGACCCTGAATATTCCAAATTGAAACACCATTAATACCCCAATTTCTATATTCTATTTCAATATCAAAGGTAACTACAATTTTATCTGTAGTAATAGTATTAATTTCTCTACCTTTAAAACTAGAGCCATAATAATTAATATCTACTTCTACTTCTACTCGATAGGAAGAGTCTGATTCGTTTAGAGGTGTTAAATGTTTCATCTATTATATATCAGACCGCTATGTTTTGAAACCTAAATTAATTAAGGCTCTTGTTCTAGGAGCGGTTTTTAAGATATAAGGGAAAAGCTTAAATAATTGCTCCCATTCCTTCTTTTTTGCATTCCTTTTAGGAACCCTTGCATACTTAGATATAGACATCATAGGTTGCCCACATTCCCCACATTTGCTATTTTGTTTATTAGCAATGAGGCAATATGGACAAAATTGATTCCAATTACTATGCATTCTATTAATTTAAAGTTCTCAGTAATGGATTCGAACCACTACCTGCAGGGTCAGAGCCTGTCATACTGCCATTATACTAACTGAGAATGTTGTAGTCCTACAAGGGATCGAACCTAGATCTTCGGGACCAAAACCCGACGTGATAGCCATTATACTATAGGACTATTTGTAGCGATAACGAGACTCGAACTCGTAACCTCCGCCTTATGAAAGCGGCACTCTAGCCAGTTGAGCTATATCGCCGTATTTTATTCTTCGTCATCTGCCAATCCCCTCTCTTTTAAATTTTCTTCGTCTTCATCATCCCAAATCTCACCGCTTCCCATATATTCCTCATATGCATCAGTACCCTCTTCATATAAGCCCATTTCATCAGCAAACCACATAGCATTATTATCTCCCCATGTTGATGCCCCTTCCAATATTCCGTCTTCATCGAAAAATAGCCAAAGATAATCAAATTTCTCAACGTTCTCAATTTTATTTAAAATCTCTCTTAACCGATCATTTCTCTCGATTGGATTAAAATGGAATAATCTATCAAATTCCTCTTTTGGTATTTTATTATCCTTTAAATATTTACTGATAGCAGGATAATCTACAACAGCTTGAAAAACTACATATTCCCTACTATAGTATGGCTCAAATTTATTAGTATCTATTACTTCAATTTTTCCATCGGGATTTACTCTAACTCCAATGATCGCAATATACTCTACATCCCCTTCAGAGTCTTTGTAATTCCTAATAAATTCAACTACCTCTTTAAAGCTAGATCCCTCACCAAGAGCACTGTATCCAGTACCTTCTGTAATTAGTTCAAATCGTTTGATATACTTCATTTTCTATATATTCCCTTAAGGAACAATAGATTCTATCAATTTCTTCAATTCACCATTATCAAACTGCCCCTGGTACTGCTTATTAAAAGCACCCATTATCATTCCCACCTTTTTATTCCTGTTAGTTTCTCCGGAAAGAGCAGCAGCAAGTATATCAATTTTACCCTTTGCTTCTTCTTCTGACATCCCCTTTGGAAGGTATTCTTCCAGAACATGGAGTTCCGCCGTTTCGTTAGCTACCAAGTCCAGACGATTACCCTTTTCAAATCCTTCGATTGATTGCTTCCTTGCCTTGATAGAGGCTAGTAATACTTTCAATACAGAAGCGTCATCCAGATCAGTAGAACCATTTAACTTTTCCACTTTTGTTATTTCTGCTTTCAGCCCAGATAAAGTGGCCTTCCTTACTTCCTGTTTTGCCTTAAAGGCTGTAGTAAAATCTTTAAGAATTGTTTGTTTCAGACTCATGTTTTCTTATTTAAGCAAATATAATCAATCGTTTCTGAATTAAAAAATCTTGGCTTGTTTTATTTCTGCTTCGTACAAATCAATGTATTTAGAACGTAATCTTTCAAACCAATCATTCGTTTTAATCTTACAATAATAGAGATTATCCCCTTTCTTGTTTTTTATTAGGCCTTTGCAAATAACCCCTTCCGACAACCCATACACATTGGTTTTGATGTCATTGACTAAGTCCATATTAAGATTTCCCTCATATACAATCTTTGGTATTCCTAAATGTCCAAAATCTTTTACAAATTGTCTTGGCGGAATAAATCCCTTTTTGTATGCGCTTATGTCAAAAAGAATGGTGTCGAAATTATCTGTACCAAATTCATGTTGACCAAATGCAGAGTTCTTACCAATTAGTTCGGCAAAACAAACAAAAGATGGTATATTTCTATATTCCTTTGATTTGAAAACCTTTTCCAAACCATCTGCATACTTATTCAAAAATAGATCTATCGCAAATCCAAAATTCTCGGAGCTCCTGTCAATCATTACGCTCCTGGATCCAAACTTATAGAATCCTCTTTTGTGTGAGTATTCAAACCTGAGGTTGCTCCCATCCAGTTTATCAAATGCGATTATGGGCAAACCCCAATAGTCTCCGTAATACTCAATACTGTCATATCCTTTCATATAGTTTTAATAACTTATAGGAAATGGTATAGTATCATGGATCTTACTTGCTTTAGTTATAAACATTAGTAATCTCTCAAAACCTAAACCAAATCCAGAGTGTTCGACGGAACCCCATTTTCTAGTACTTGTGTACCATTTCATTTTTTCTGGGTCAAGTCCGCCATCTAAAATAGATTTTTCTAATTTTTCCAATGAGTCTTCTCTTTGAGATCCGCCAATTAATTCACCAACTTCTGGAAAGATGAGGTCAAAGCAATATGCTACTCTTTCATTCTTTTTCATATAGAATGGTTTTAGATCTTTTGGGTAATGGGTGATAAAAGTAGGTACCCCAAAATGTTCTACTATTTTCTTTTCCATATCGGAAGAAACGTCATCCCCCCATTTAATTCCAAAAGTTTCACATACTTCATCATATGTTACTACTTTCCATTTATCTGCAATTAGTTTACTAAGTGTAATCTTAGAGTCGATTAAAAATCCCAATTGTTCAAATTCGTACTTAGACCTTTTCATTGTTTCGTCCATTACACCTTTAACAAATGATTCTGCAAAGGCTATAGTTTTTTCTAAATCATAGAATGCCATTTCTGGTTCTATCATCCAAAACTCGGACAGATGCTTTTTAGTAGCTGATTTTTCCGCCCGGAAACAAGGGGAAAAGGTATAAATTTGTCCTAGTGACATCATACCAACTTCGCCATGAAGTTGTCCAGAGACTGTTAGTTTTTCATGGAGCCATTCTGTAGTCACATCAAATGTTTCTCCTGCTCCCTCACAGTCTGCCGTAGTTATGATCGGAGTGTAGTATTGATAAAAAGCATGTTCGTCAAAATATTTATGTATTGCTTGTGTTAAGTGATGTCTGATTTTCCAAGTGGCCTGGTATTTTTTTGCCCTGCCTCTTAATTCTGGAATAGTTCTTAAAAAATCATCTGTATGATTTTTGGGTTGGATTGGATAAGTATCATCAGATTCACCTGTTATTTTGAAATCAGTAGAGAGGAATTCATAAAGACCCTTTGGTGTTTCGGAATCTTTTCCTTTTGCTTCAAACGAAGCCCCTACTTTTAATTCACCAGCGATAGTACATTTACTATCTTCTATTGTAATTTGATAATCTTTCGATCCATCCGTTACGGAAAGGAACGTAAGTCCTTTCGAACGTCTAATTGATTTAATCCAACCTTTTTTCATAATTTAAAATTTCTAATAATTTATTTATACAAATATTGACATTTAGTTTTACCTCGGAAGCAGTAAATCTTATTACTATCCATCCTTGAGATTTACTAAATTTATCCCTTCTTTCGTCGATTTTTTTAATCTTATCTAAAGTATGAGTATTACCATCAATTTCCACATCTATTTTTAGATTAGGAAAAGCAAAATCATACTGATAAATCCCATTTCTATAATTGTATATCCATCCTTCTATTTTTCTAGATTCTAAAGCATTTTTAAATACTTTCTCCGGATAACTCATATTAGAACTATGATATTTTATATAAGGTATCATATCTGGATTTTCCATAAAATATTTAATCATACTATCGGAAATCTTTTTCTTAGCTTCATCTGGCATTTTTCTACCAGTGGAGGTATTTTTTATACGTTCCCTATATTTTTCATCAACTATTGGATTACCATCCTTATCATATTTCCATCTACTTCTTCCCTTCCAATTTTTTCCATAGGTTGGTGCATTTAT